GCGAAGAGCCATTGAAAACCGGATTGCCTTTGGCCCAGGCATCGCGTCCAACAGTCACGATATCGTCGGCGGAGATGCGATGGCTGTCGATAGCGCGGTCGACAACATAGCCCGTCATCAGCTTGGTCAGGCTGGCCGGGTTGCGTTGTTGATGTTCGTTGCCCGCCGTTAAGACCTGCCCGGTCGTATAATCCATCAACACCCATGAACCCGCCTGAACGGCAGGCGGCTGCGGCGCATAATCAATCGGATCAGCAGCCAGCGCGGATGAAATACTCACAGTGAGTAAAGAAACAGCAATAAACAGGCGGCGTTTCAACGGTATATCCTCAGGTCATTTAAAATCGTTGCCCTTTTTACGGAAGATCTCATGTCGCTGACGGACTGGCGCAAATGGGCGACGCCGGACAGGCGTTTACCGGTCCGGCTGTTTACACCGTTCATAATGTTTTTCCGTATGAGGATCGCCAGTAGGCGGAGAGTTAACCGAAATAATCCGGGCCAGTTTTATCCTTGCTGCCGGATTTTTTGGAAGATTTCGCAGGCTTGCGAATATCAACTACCAGGTTGTAGGTGTAGCTGAACCCGCCAGGCGTAAGGGAATACACCAGCGATTCCACCACCCAGGCACGATCTTCTCGTTCGCCAAAGCCAGACGTGGATACGCCGGATTCTGCCGTAAGCGGGACATGTTTCGGGCGGCACGGGCCCGTCACCGTCATTTTCTGCTCATTGCGCTGAGCCTGCGTTTTTTTCGATTTGGCCTGCTGGTCAGCAGTCTCCTTTGCGGGCTGGGTGAAGGGGTTCGCCATCGAGGGTCCATCATGATCAACCTCGGTAGTTTTAGTCTTCCCATCCGCTTCATCGTAATAGCGCACACCGATTTTGCCTGATGACTTACCGCTGCTGCTGGTCGCTTTCCCCGTCGAACTCCCCCGCTCGCCCTCACTGTATGACCAGTTTGAAACTTCCTCGGGGGTGATAACCACCCCCCCGGTTTGTTCACCTGAGGCGTTAGCCGTTGCGCCCTGTCGGAGAAAAAGCCAGTATCCGCCGGATGGTTTACTGACAGCATTCCAAGTCCGGGCAAGCCGGGTCAGCAAGTTGGCGTCGGACTCCGCCACCTGATCAACATGGTCAATATGGATGTTCGCAAGCTCCGTAGCCACTTTCGGTACCAGACCGTTTTCGGTGGCCACGGTTTTAACCAAATCCGCCAGGCGCAAATTGTCCCAGCTTCGGGTTTTCTGACTAAGCACATCACCAGGCTGTTTCTGCGCATTCATGGGCGCGGCCGTTGCATAAATTTCCACACGCCGGGGCGGACCACTACTGCCAACGCCGGCTACGACGAACCAGCCCTTATCCACTAGTTGGTCGTTGAAGCCCAGCGCCACGCGTAGCCGTGCACCTTTTGTCGGTAGGTGGAGGGTTTCTGAAAGTAATGTGATCTTCAGCTCATCCGCTTTCGCCGTGGCGCCGCCGTAATCTGTCAGCGTCATCTCTGCTAAGCTCTGCTGCAGCGCCCGAGTGATATCCTTTCCCTCCGCGCTGACGCTGAACGCTGGCGCGTATTCCGGTTTAACAATCTGTTCAGTCATTTTAATCCCATAGGCTGAAGACCGAGTCCTGAACCGGAGGTGCCAGATCCGGCAGCGTGATAAAGAGACCTGAAGGGTAAACCGCGCCGATATCAGCCAGCCCCGGATTCGCTTCAAGAACCTGTGTCACGAAATAAGAAAGATTTTCGATGCCGTAATGCAAAGCGCAGACTGCATCCAGCACATCACCGTCACGGGTTTGATATGTCGTCGGCATAATGTTTCAGCGTCATCGTCCAGTTTTTATTTCGGTGGCCACCACCTGGCAGGAAACGGTTTGTCGTGTCGGAGAAGTCGATCACTACCCACCAGCCCAGCACATCCCCTTCACCGCTGACCAGTTGCTGTGGCTTGTTCTGGTCAGCGAGATCATAGAGATCGTTAACGGCATCCACCCCCTTACGGAAGAAAGCATGCGATTCACCTTCAAGCCGGACGGTTCGCCCTGGCTTGCCGGTATACTGCAACAGGTCCTGTTTGCCGATACGCTCCTGCTCGCTCCATCGCCAGCTGGCTTCACGGGTCAGCTGATTATACGCCGTGGTATCGATGGAAAAGGCGAAATCGCCCAGCATCAACATCACCCGGGCTGCCTGCGCGCCACGAGCCGCGCTGGCACCTGCCTGGCCGAAGTCATCGAAGATCGGAATAATTTCACTCACCAGATTTGTCCTCCATCCAGCATGCTGCTGTCACCCGTAAAAGCCGTGTTGCTTTTCGTCACAGCCTCTACCTCATCAGCTATCCCCCGCTCGTCCTGCCCCGGTGCGCCGTGAATTTCAAACCGGTATTCGAACCGGCGGTTGTCTGTCAGTTGCCGGGGCACAGGTGCGGTATCCGCTGTATCCAGTTTCTGCAACAACATATCCCAGCGACCTTCCGCATCCGTGCCGGCATTCCCCCGGCTGCCGTCAGCATTGCCGGAAAGCGGAACGGTACGCGGTACGCCGGTCTGCCGGCGTGAGTCCGGTTCCGTTCTACCCAGTACCACCTGCGGTGATGTTTCTGGCGGTAATGGCGCCAGCAGGGTCTGGGGGTAATTATCCCAAGCCTTCGGGCCAGTCCCGGGCGTGACAGACTGCTGCTGTGCCGGCTTCATTAACCCATTCGGCCCGAAAAGTCCGCCGCTGTTCTCATGGGTCAGATACTTATCGAGGGTGGTGTCGAATGCCTCCTCGTCATCACGGAAAAAGCCCCGCGTATCCTGGTAAGATTGTTTCACATCGTCAGGCAGTTCCGGCTTTTCCTTCAGTTGCTGTTCAAACCATTCTCCCTGGCCATTTCGCTGCGCAGTCATACGGGCAATATCAACCGAGCCGGTCATGGCCAGCGATTTGAGGACATCGCGCTGATCGCTTCGCTCATCCGGCAGCATCCAGGACAATTTTTTTGCCAGCGCGTACACCACCTTCCCGACAAAAACAATTCCCTGCCCAAACGTCAGCACACCCGGATAGAGATCATTGCGAAGGAAACTGACAATGCGTTTGATCCCGCTTTGCGGCAGATTCCGAAAAAATAGCGTTTTTCAGCCTCTCCTGACGCTGTGGCAAGGGTTTTGCACTACATAACGGGTCATTG